GGGTTCGATTCCCCCCGGCTCCATTTCCGTGCTAAGTCGTTGTAAACGCATATCTTGCAGATTCGTAAAAAATTTTCGATTTCCCACCAATTAAAGCGGGTTTCAGCAAAGGCCGACTGATGAGGCATGAGCGAAATCATTCTGGCGGGGTATCGTGAATCTATGCGAATTCGCGGATACGAAGCCGACACAATCAAAAAGTCGGTGTGCTTTGTGCGTCAGTTGCTGGCCCACAGCCCCATATCGCAGCTATCGACCGCAACGACCGAAGCCCATTTCCTGAATCTGGCAAAGGCCGGACGCAGTAATAAAACCATTGCGAACCACCGGTCCGCGATCAAGGTATTCTGCGATTACCTTGTCGCTCATGGACTCATTGAGCGGAACCCCATCGGTCGGCTTCCGATCATGAAAATGCATGAAGAAATCCCCGTCTTTCTGTCAGACGATGAAGTCGAAGTCCTGCATCGTATCGCACAAGAAGAAGGCATATCCTGCGAAATCTGTCTGGCCCTGAATACAGGTCTGAGGCTCGAAGAAATGCGGATGCTGGAATGGAAAGACGTAGACTTCCAGCGTAAGCAAGTCACTGTGCGCAAGGCCAAAAGCAAAAGGCCGCGTATCATCCCGCTGAATGAGAACGCATTGAAGGCGCTACGCCGCCAAGCAGAGACGTTCGGGCATCTGGTGTATGTGTTCCCCGGTGGCAGGGGTGCAGCCAGGTCAGATCGCTGGACGGAGGCCCGCCCACGTGGCCGGAACTGGTGGGAGAAGAAGTCAATCCAGCGTATGCAGAATGAAATCCCCGCCCTGCAGAAGCTCCCCGAAGGCCGAACCGGCCGGGGCTGGCATGCGTTGCGTCACACGTTCGCCACACGCGCAGCCCGGGCCGGTATTGACATGTTCAAGCTCAAAAACTGGATGGGGCATCGTAAGATTGAAACGACGCTGCGCTATGTGCATATGGTGCAGCAGTACGACGCAGACATCGAGCGAATCTAATCAGCGGGCAGCAGCCGAATCATACGCAGCCCCGACGAAGCCGTCGCGCTTGACTAACATGTGGGAACCGGCCCCGCTGGCCGGGGGTTCAAAATATCGGAAATGCCCCGTCGTTGTGTCAATCACCCATACGCCCATTGTGTTACCTCGCGGCTGAATCTGATAGCGACCGACCGGGTAATCTTGGGGGTTGTGCTTGGACATCAACGGCGCTTGAGCGATGAGCATCGCAAAGCAGATACCAGCTACAAAAACGGTGGCGAGTTTCAGAGGCATTGGAGGATCCCGAAAAGGGGTTATGGAAGTCGATCATTCACGCCCGGATTGTATCAATCGGGGTAATGCGTCCACTGGCCGGGCTATCGTCGCTACGCGACCAGATTGTCGGTTCAGGGGGGGGTGATGTCGTCCGGTGGCAACTGGTGATTGTCGTCCGCTGCAGGGTTATAGATCGCCTCTGGCGTGGACACCGAAGCCGGTCCACCAATCTTGTAGACCCTCGCCCACACCTGCCAGGTACGTGACCGATCATCGCGTATATCGACCGTGCCGAGCGTGCCAGCTTTGCCGCGGCGTTCCTTCGTCTGCTGCAGAGAGCCAAGCAGGTAAACCCCTGCGGACTCGACAATCGTCGCGGTTTCATACGTGGTTTTGACCACAATCGGCGCAGATTCGACGTAGCCGGTGAGTTCGGATATTTCAGCGGAAAGCTGCAGCCGGGCCCGCCTCGATCCCATATCACGCAAATCAACCTTGATGATCAAACCCGCCTCGATCCGCTCAAAATCTTCGGTCGTGACCGTGCCTTCCGGGCTGGTGGTTTTCTTCGGAACCGGAACCGATTCGACGTCTTTATGGCTGGCAGACCCACCATCGACCACAGTCAGAAGCGGCTGAGCAAGAACACGAATGGAATCACTGGTCCGAGACAGCTTGAGTGCTGCTGACAGGACCGCCCCCAGGCGCAGCGCTTGCGTGGCATCGCCGCCGCTGGCCCGTGCAAACGTCATCGCCAGATCGGCAGATGGATCGACATCGACGCCCATTTCATGCTGTCGAAGATCGGTCATGGAAATCATGTGCAGCTGTATGACCCAAGCCTCAGCCGGGGCCTGTTCGACCTGTTCGAGCATTTCAGATACACGGCCCAAGACCTCGACACGATCGGAGACGACCACCAAGCCGCCTTGAATGCTCACGACTCGGCCTTGATCGCTGAGCATGGTAGACGCAGCCGCCTGCAAATCCTCAATCGTCAAACGTGAGACACGCCGGACGAGTACGCCGCGATCCTCGGGGCGTAGCTGGCCAATGTAAAACAGATTGCCGGTGCGGGTCGTCTGGACGTTCAGACGACGAGAGACGAAAGCCAGGACGTCAGACACCCGCTGGCTCTGTACGTCGATGCTGACAGGCCGCTGGTCAAGACTGGCGTCACAGATGACGCTGACCCCGGTCTGGTCGGCAACGTAGCGTGCAAAGGAAACCAGCGGCATTTCCTGAACCGAGAGCGTGACCCGGGGTTCCTCAACGGCTGGAAGGTTTGCGCTTTGGCGGATGCTGGTCTGCAACTCGCGGTACACCTCCCCGAATGTCGCCGCCTCCGGTGTCTGCGTCTGTATCGGCCCATTGCATCCCGCGACCCATACGCAGGAGACGACCGTCAGAAAGAACGACCGTGCGTTGACGCCAGTCAATGCGTTCAACCATCGAGCCTTTGTAATCCCCATACTGGACCACCTCTCCAATTTTGACCGTGTAACCGTCGCGGAATGTCGCAGAATCTCGCTCCAGGAGTACCACCGCCGAAGCGTCAGCCAGCTGGCTTTCAAGTCGCTGATTGCGTGTCTTGAGCCTGTCGAGTTCGTCCAGCAGTTCCTGCGGTATTGCTGGCTGACTCGTGGGGACTGCATTCGCCGTTGCGGGGGTCGTTGGCGTTGCTGGTGTTGCAGCCGTGGCAGGCTTGGCCTCTGGTGCTGGTGGCGTTGCAGGTGTAGCCCACATCTGCATCGGCTTGATGAGCGTCCACATGACCAGATTGCCACCTTGCCCGGAGAAAGCGATAGCGAAGAAGATCAGCACCAGAAAGGCAAGGAAGATTCGTCCTGGCGACTGCTGCAGAAACCACCAATGCATGCCCAGGCGGGAACGTCGCTGAAACTCATATTCGACCTGCCCGTCGGAGGCTTTGCCCCCACCTGCAATCGGAGCAGAAAACGAGTCGTAAAGCTTGTAATACTTCGGGTCGAAGCGGAACCGCAGGCTTCGGCGCGTGACCCATTTCGACAGAACGCGACGTTGTTCGACTTCCCAGTTCTTAGGTTCATACGTGCCAGTCCATGAAGCAATGAGTTCATACCAGCATTTCATAGGAATCTTAAGCAGGGGGTCGCACCGATGTTCGTCCTTCTCAATGCGTCGGCGAATGCCGGTGTGGCGTTCGATCAGCTTATGGCACTTGCCCGGGTCCTGCGTCAGAAATTCACATTGCGCGCCCATGTGACGGACTTCGCCCAACCACGCCTCCCAAAGCTTGCCGGTTTTGCACCCTTCGGCTGGGCAGTAGTTGTGTATTTCGTCGATGGCAATGATGGCCCCTTTGGTCTCAACATGCTTGAAGAACTCCCAAGGACCGGACACCTGCAGCCGCCATCGTGTCAACACTTCTTGCGGGATGATGTGAATACGTTCGCGTATCTGTTCCGGCGTCTGCCTCCCGTTGCTCATGGCTGATGCATGCTCACACATCGCGTCGATGTGGATCGGGTAATTCGTGAAAACGTGGCCCGTGGTGTTCGGGAGAAAATGGTCACCGAGGAACACGGCGCAACGTCGGTACGTCTTGCCGGCCCCAGGTTCGCCCACCGTATAGCAGACAACAGCTTCGAGACGGCTCATTATCCAATCCCCGGAACAAGTACCTTGAGAAGTATTTTGATCGCAAGAAATACGATCATGAAGATGACCCACAGACCAAGCAGTGAGAACGCCCAATCTAGCGCGATCCACTGATTGATAGCACCCGCATAGATGGCGAATGAGGTCAGATAGTCGTCAATCGTCGTGACCCATGAATCAGGGATCAACGTTAACAGATGTTCGATGAGAGGCCGGACCAGTTCACAGAACCAGCCAATCAGCCACATTACGAAATCGATCAGCGCTTGCGTGAAATATCCCGGCTCATCATCCGCAGCCAACACCAGAAAAGAACGCATGCGTAGCCCCTTACCACTGGCGAAGTGTTATCACGATCTGACGAAAGGCGAAGAAAACCATTAACAGAATGCCGAAGCTGCGAACCCACTTGCGAAGCTTGTCGAGCGCCTCACCAACAGCCCAGGACGAATCGGGTTTCGTACTCCAAAAGAAGGTCTGATCGGTGTCCGCAATCTTGAATTGCCATTCGACCTTCCAGAAGTCATTGCCGCCGGTTAACTCTTGATCGAAATTGGGAAATTTCGATTTGAACATGTTCAGCAGTTCGTCAATACAGGGAACGCCCGTGCTGGGGGGGTCTCCGGGTTCCCCGTCGTCGGGTGGCTCCATTTCCTCCGGTGGATCGTCGTTAGGATTGTCGCCCGGGTTCTTGTTAGGTGGTCCATCAGTTCCACCATCGCCGCCGCTGCCACCGTCACCGCCAGGACCACCCGGGCCGCCCGGGTTGTCCTCGCCATCGCCCCCGGGCAGATGAACCCAAAACTTATGAATGATGGCCGTGCGTGGCGTGTAATCGGGATATGAAGCGGTTCCGTTGAAGTGCAGATGGACGCCGAGTTGATAAGGCTGTGTCCAGTCAGGCGAACCACCGGGGCCAGACACCAGCTCAGAACCCCCAAGCTCAAGAAAGACATCTGAATTCTTCCAGGCGCTACCGGAGCCTGCAGGGGCATTGAGTTCAAACTTCCAGACATTCCCACCTTGTGCAATGAGCAGATAAGGAGAATAGGCAGAATTGAAGTCGGAGAACTCACCGCGAAACGTCACGCCCGAAGGCCCGTCAATGCCGTACTGTTTTTCCGTGGATGTCGGATCGACCGTGTAAAAGTATGGCGTAACCCGTAGCACAGCCGGACCACCGGAACTCGCAGAAGTAGAGAATTGAAGTGCGTAAATGCCGCCCGTCACTTTGGTGATGGTCAGATCAGGCGATAGCGTGTTTACAGGCTCGTAGCCCGTTCCAATGCTGCCAGGCTTGACGATGAATTCCGTATCGTCTGCCCAGGCGAAGCCCGCAAAAATCAGGACGATCAAAAGAGCGTAGATTGATTTTTGGCGACGATGATCAAATGCCATGTGATAGCACCCCAAAGAAGGCCAATCCCGATCACGGTCCCCGTTCCGAGAAAAACCAGAACGTCAAGCTTGCCGTCAATGCTGGATACCAGGTCGATCAGTTGCGTTGCTTGTTCCGGTGTCATACGTCAATCCTGTAATGGGCAGGCCACCCGTTAAGGTGGCCCGCCCGTTGTGTGCCGTGGTAAGTCTCTCTCTTCCCACAGCGCGCGAATCAGCCGCCAATCTTGCCGACCCAGCGCAGGGCCAGCTTGATCAACTTGAAGGCGAAGTAGCCACCGACAATCGTCACCACGATGGCGCCGAGAGCGGCAATGGCGAGAGTAGCCAGGGCGCCGACTTCCACGCCGGTGCTGGGGAGAGAGGGACCGTCGGCCATCGCCACCGACGAGACGGTGGTCACAGTCGCCATCGTCGCCACGGCCAGAGCCTGGGACTTGCTGCGGACCACGTTCAGACCACGATTCACGATACCGGCCATACGCTTGCTCATGTGTTTCCTTTCAGATGAGCATCCAAGAAAGACGGTGTAAGGAACATCCTTGCACCGAGTAAACCCAATCAACTATCGCGCTGAGGCTTGAAGCCCTTTAATCCCTCAGAGACTCATGCTGGCGAATCAGTTCGTCGGTTTCGCTCTCAGACGGGCGGGACGTGTCAGAGCCGAATAAGCCCACCCAACCCAGAGCAATTCGAATCAGGGCGTAGGCAAAAAAGGCCCCCACGACGATCATCAGAATCGTTCCGAGCGTGGAAATGCTCAGCGTGCTATAGCCTGCAAGATCGATCCCCGTTTCCGCGATAGAAGCATCAGCCAGAAAGTTCACGAATCACCCCCTTACTTGTTGATAGTTCCGATCCACTTCGAACCCTGCCACACAACCTCAAAGGCAAAAGCGCCGCAGATAACCGTGTAAAAGAATGGACTCAGCCAGGTCACAGCCGCCGTCAGAAAGCCCAAAGCATCCATACCCGGATCAGGGACGATCATTTGCCACCCCACATCTTGAACCACCGGCCAGCCTTGAGAGGCCAGACCACGTAATGGATCACCAGCGCTATCGTGATGCCGAAGGTCCAGCCGTAGACGAGCATTTCAAAAGGACTGTTAAACTCCATCGCCCGTCCTCTTTTCCCGGCGCTTACGCCTCGCGTGGAGAGCAGCAGCGACACAAGCCGCCGCAACTGCCAGCCCAGCCGTCAGAAGCCCCAGCAGGGCCGCTACGCCCATCGGACACGTGTTGCATGCAAGCATCAGCAAGCCTCCGCGAGTTTGGGTTGTTCGACGATCCCGTGTTGTTTCAGGTATTCCCATACGACAGGCCGTGCAGCCCCCTGCATGACAGGCGAAGCTTTCCCGACAAGCTCAAGGAACACATCAGCCAGGTTCACCCCGCGCAGGTTTGCCATCGTGGCCAAGGTCGGCCCGACACAGCGATTCAACCAGACCGCGAAGGTTTCAAGACTCGAATCTTCGCGCGTGATCCTCACGCGCTTAAGTTCGACAGATGAGAAGAAGTCAGTCCACCATTGCGAAACAGGTCGGCGTGATAGTCGCTGCCCGTTGGGTTCGCGGAATTCCACGGCCCCCAATGCATAGGAGAATGCGTCATCGGTCCAATTCGCAGAAGATGCAATAACCTTTGCAACCTCAGAGGCAACCTCGCCGCTGAATTCTGTTTCCCATCGCTGCCAGCGGTTCCCGGGTAGGGTTTGAGTCTCCAAGCCCTTGTCGTACACTCGGACAAAACGCCCTGATCCCAGGTCACCACGCTGGCCCATGTAGACCGTCAGGCCCGTCTGTTCATCGCCAGAATGTTGCGCCATCTCACGCCAGGTCTTAGCCCGGGTCAGTTCGCCATACTTGCAGGCATCGCGGACGCACTCAGCCAAGTAAACGCCATCGTCAGACTTCACATCCAACGCAACGTCAAGCCTCGTGCAGTGACATCCGAACCAAAGCAGCCGGTCCAGCATCTTCACACGCTCGTCATACGTCAGATTCGCCAGAGCCTGCCCGGGAACTTCCACAGCGAAAGTAGAATGCTCGTCATCCTTCGATACGTCGTATGCGATGATGACCCCAGAGGCGTAGCGTTGCGAAGCCTCATAAAACCACAGACCCTTGCCATACTTGCGGGAGTCCTCGCCGAAAATCTCGTCGATGTACCTCATCGCGCGATCCAGCGTGGCCGCTGGCCCGACGACTCGCAGCCAATCGACGCTAATCGCCGTCTGGCATTTTGCCCCCCGTATTACACGCCGGGGGGCTGACGTTTCAGCCGCCGCCGCCTGCGCTGCGGCCTCGCTACAGCTCGGGCGCTGCTCGGCGTGGGCGGCTGCTACTTTGTTGGCAAGTGTCGTCACGTTGGCATCCTTCCGATCGGCGATTGCAGTCAATGGGACCGCAAGCCGTCAGGCCAGCGGTCCACGTGTATGCGTTCAGACAGGCTTGTCGTTGATGTGGGTGATAACCCAGGTCCCGGCGTAAGAGTTGCCGTCGAACTGCTTGACGTCACCTTCGAGGCGTACCCAGTCACCATCTTTGATGAGGGTGAGTTGTTCAGCGTGGCGAAGCCTGCAGAAGTCGCTGCCGCCCCAATACGACACTGTCCCGCTGATGGTGACGACGCCGGTTTCCTTCTTCACGCGCTCGGCGAAGCCGGATACCTCGCCCTCAATCACGAAGGACTTACCGCCCCGTCGGACCTTGGGAACAGATGGCGCGACAGATGTCGGTGGTGCTTTCGAAGTCGCCGGGGCCGTAGTGTTTGCTTGCGTCATGTTCGAAACCTTTCATCCAATCATTCAGGGAATAAATCCGTGCGATTTGTACGGGCCGAATTCCCCATCGGCCCTCGCAGTAACGTTCGACCGCTCCGACGCTCGAAGCGGGCATAAAGTCGGTTGTTCCGTTGTGAAAACGGACGCCGTAAAGACCGAGACTCAATAGCGCCTCCGATCATTAAATTGCAGTACGACAATCGTCTTGCCCCATTCGTCGAATTCGACAGTGATTTCATCGCAATCGATGAAACTCAAAGTCCGCATGTCGATGAAATCGAAGGTCCCTTTGAGGCGTACAAGGATGTAACCCGCAATCTCATTGACCTGATCATCAGGTTCGAAAGAAACGGTGCATTCATCGAACAAGGCGAATGCATTGCCCATCTGAGACTTGAAGTATTGAGCGTATTCCTCGGCCGTTTTGAACATGTCAAATTCAAGGCGAATACGCTTGAATTCAAGAGGCTTTGCGTAAATGGAAATCTTGCCGTAATTGCCAGCCACCGTAAGGGTGAGGTGGTCAATCTTGCAATGGCGGTTAATCGTCACCCATTCAAGGGGAGTGATTTCAGCGGTGTATTGCGGGTTTAAAGAAATGCAAAGCTGATTGAGGTCGTGTATCCACTCCACAGCCCATGTCGCATTCGATGCGCCTGCTGATGCGCTGGCTTTGCGTAGGTCCTGCAAGAGCAACTCTGCGTGTACCTTGCCACTAAGCATTCCAAAGACTCCAATCCGCGATAATGCGGAAAAGACCGCCCAGCCGTTAAGCCGAGCGGCCCGACGCAACACGCGACGGATTGGAGGCAGATGCAAAGCTTCCCGGAAAGCGAATAAGCCCACGCTTACCCGTGGTCAGGGTAGGCGCAGGCTGTTGGCTCTGGTATGCTGATTGAAGCTGCATCGTCGGTCCATGTCCGGCGGTGTGGTGAGACGACCCTTGCCGGGGTCGCATCATTACCCGCCATCGGTTGCCGCCGACGACGGGTTTTTTAATTGCAAGATCGAGAATAAGGGCAGATAGCGCTAAGTCAATAGCGGAAAGCTAAGGGTTCGATTCCCCCCGGCTCCATTT